ATATTGTCGGCAATGGGTTTGCGTAAGCTAAATGCCGCTGTGTGGATTTTTACCATGAAAAATCGTTTCGGGTGGCGCGATCTGGCCGATGACGTTGAAGATAGTGAATATGAGCCTATCGAAATAGATCCTAAGATGACGCCGAAACAAGCCGAGATAGCTTATTTCAAAAAACTGGACCACATGCAGCGTACAAAAAAATGAGGAAATGTTAATGAGTGATTTTGATGGCTGTACGCTTTATCGTGTTGGTGAAAATGCTGAACCTTTGACATTTTATACTAAAGACGGTCTTTTGTACGTTACCTGCACCCATAGTACGGAACCTCCAGTTAGAGAAGATAGTTTATCGCCTCAGCAAGCGGAAACGTTACACAAGTTTTTAGAACAGCATTTATACGCCCTTTCTATTAAAACCCTTCGCGGAGATTAACATGACAACCAATACCCCAACGAACTACATTAAATCACGTATTGCTAATGTGCAGTACAATCAACCCTACCGCGGTGCGACGATTGTGCAGTGCTGCATTATCTTGGACACCGGCTATGTCGTCACCGGCGAAAGTCAATTTGTCGCTCGGCCTGATTTTGAAATCGCTGCCGCGGAGAAAGTTGCGTATGCTAAGGCTTACGATAAGCTGCGCACGTTATTTATGTTTGTTATATTAGAAAACCATAGAGGATTCAACGCTAAATCTCGTAGTATTACTGATTACGATATTCAAAACCCTGCGGGAGCGGGCCTAACCCAAGCTGAAATCGACATGTTGTTGACTGAAACCGTTGATTAATGACAATTGTTACGCGACTCTATCCCAAGGGGTTCGATTTTATTGACCCCCCTTATGCTGAGGTTTTCGCAGAGCGGTTTAAGCTTTACGATAATTTAGCAGACGATCCCGAGGCATTACACTCCGCGCATAATTACTATTCTACGCATCCAGTCGACTGGATTGAGGATTTCGCTATTACGGTTGATCCTCGCCAAGCGGTTTCCCGCGAATCGGCTAGTCGAATGCCTTTTGTATTGTTTCCCCGCCAAAAAGAACTTATTGAGTGGTTTTACTGGCTACTCCAACGCAGCGACGACCCCGAGCTTGAAAGTGATGGCCTGTGTGAGAAAACACGTGAATGCGGTCTTAGCTGGCTGTGTGTTGTGTTCGCTGTGTGGGTGTGGACGTATATGCCCAATGCGAAAGTCGGCTTTGGTTCTCTTAATGCGGAAAGTGTTGACACCAAAGGCAATCCTAACTCGCTTCTGGAAAAAGTGCGCATTGTCCTGCGCAACCTCCCGCCTTTTATGTTGCCCTCTGGCTATAACGAAGATAAAGATGCGCTAATTAAGCGTGTTGTGAATCGCGTAACCGGCGCTGTCATATCAGGACAAGGAGGTGTGAAAATAGGGCGCGGGGATCGTTGCTTAATCTACTTCAAAGATGAAAGCGCACATTACGATCATGCCGAAGTTATTGACGCCTCATTATCTTTTACGTCCAATTGTAAAATAGATATCAGCTCTGTTAACGGCACAGGCAATTTGTTTCATGATAAACGCCAATCGTTTCATGACGATAATGTTTTTGTTTTTCGCTGGGAAGATGATTGCCGTAAAACGCAGGCGTGGCATGACCGCGAACATAAAAAATATACAGATGCGGGCATTGAACACATATTCATGCAAGAAGTGGAACGCGATTACGGTGCGTCAGTGTCGGGAATCTTCATTCCCGCTAAGTGGGTGCAAGCAGCGGTTAATTATCCTTTAGAGGCGATAGGCGTTAAACGTGCCGCGCTCGATGTGGCCGATGAGACCTACAATGGCGATTTGAATGCGCTAACTCACCGCCACGGTAATGTCGTTAGCGGGGATATCAGTGAGTGGGCTGGCGAGGATACCGGCTACAGTGCTAATGAACTATACCTGAAATGTGTTGAAATAGGCGCGGACCAGGCTGTGTTTGATCGCATTGGTGTGGGTGCCGGTGTGCACACCGACATGAAAAAATTAGCCAAGGAAGGTAAATTAAATTTCAAGGTGCACGGCTTTGTTGCTAACTCTGTGGTGTACAACGAATGGGAAGAGTACGCAGAAGGCGTGATGAATCGTGATTTGTTCGACGATGCCAAGGCACAAGCCACGTGGAATGTTCGCAGACGGTGTGAAAAATGTTATAAGAATAAGTTTGAAGGGGCTGAATACCCGGATGAAGAGTTAATCAGCTTGCCTAACCACCCCAAATTGCTTATGGAAATGTCGCGCCCTAAGCGTGAACCCGGGACTAAAGCGCACATTAAGGTCGAAAGTAAGAAGCATTTAACGGCGCGTGGCTTGAAATCACCCAATTTATTGGATTCGCTTGTTATGTTGTACGCTGAGGTTGACTTCTCTGGTGAGCTGCGTATGATTATGGCATAATGTCACAATGGCATAAGGGATAAGATCATGATTAATAATACGGTAGTAGTGTGGGTAACGTGGGGGGCGATAGTGTCTATTCCGTTGATTGAATACACCATCACCCTTCATGAGTAAGTGAGATTATGCACGTGATAATTCCAGAAATGCAAAAGGTGCCCGAAGGCGCGACGCAGGAAGATCGCCAAAAGATGTATGATGACTACTGCGCTGAAATGGCTAGCTTGAATCCTCGACACTTTAATCCAGACGGTTCTCAGAAAAGTATCGCCATACATGCGCTATCAGTTGGCTTGGCAGTGGGGTTTATTACTGTTTTTATTATTAAATTTTTCGCGTAGGTGATAGATTGTGTATTTTGATGATAGCGGCACCGCGGCACATATCAACACTACGTTATTTATTTTTAACCCCTATTCAACTGCTCTTACTTATAGCGAATATTTTACTGTTTTGAAATGGCCAGATCCTTACGGTGATAAGGAGTTGATTGCCATACTGGCAGCAAAGAAAGACAGGGATTATTGGCTGTTACCTGTTATATTGATTTGGTTGTGGATCTACTTATTTATTCTCGCCTTATGGGTAAGACGCTTAATGATTTCAATAAGTGGCTGGTTGGCGAAAGTCGGTAAAAAACGAAAGTCGGGGAAATAGCATGGTTAAGCATTCTACACCGCCAGAACTAGCTGCGCAACAAACCGTTGTTTTGCAATCTTTTATGGGTAAAGTCTATGAAGTGCCGCATAACGCGGCTTCCATCAAACAAGACGGCAGCCAAGGTAAGCCTATGTGGTTTAAGTACGCGCCTGTTTTCCGTCAAGGTGCTAACAATCGTTACCAGTGGGAGAAAAAAGGCGTGGAGGGCATGTTGTGGGGATATTGCGGCGACCCCCTTGAAAAAGAGGAATTGACATGAGTGAGTGTACGTGTTCGATGAATCATTTAACCAGTGAAAAGACTGTCGGTAAGTACTGCCCACTTCATGCTTGTACGTGTAAGTTAAAGGGTTTAAAAGGTGTTGTCGATAAGCAATGCCTGTTTCATAATCCATTGTCAGGATTAATAGACAGTTCAATTGATACCGGGACGATAACGACGGATTTCGGTAAACTGATATTGTACGGTGAAAATCATACGTATGAATTGGCAGCACAAACCGACATTACGCCTATGGAAGCGCTTAATATAATGATGTTGACTCGTCTTAGTGTAATTTTTGAAGCGTTAGCAATCGATCGTTTTATTGAGATCAAAGGCTTATCCCGGCATTTTAAATTTACCGACTAAAAAGGATAGGACATTGTCATTCTTAGAAATGTATTTTCGTGTACGCCAACAAACTGTCGTCTTGCAATTAGTGATCATCTCTGCAACAGCGCTAATGAATCATCAAATAGGGCACTGGTTTGCGATGATACCGTTGATATTGGCGTGGGTGTTTTTCATGTTGGCCGTATGGTCCTATCAACTCACCGCCAAGGATATCGAGATTGATCAAGTCGAGAATTCGGCGCGCACTGACGCGCAGAAGCGTTTCCAATTATTTAAGATCGTGTTGGATTGGGCGTTGGTCGTATTGATCACATTGATTTTGATATTGACTGCCACGGCACAAATAATCGATGCGTTTTCTGTATCGGTCTAGCTCTGCTCATACTTATTTCAATTCGGTATTGCACAAAAATTAATCTATGGTCTATTGTTAAGAGAGTATTACTTAACAGAGGCTTTGCCATGATTATTACTGTTGACACACTACCAAAACCCTCCAATGACCCCGTCGCCATTAGATCACATATCAATCCTAAAGTAGTTATGCAAGCTATTGAATTAAGACGAAAAGGCGATTTACATGGCGCTGTACAGTTGCTAGAACAGGCCAGGGGCGGGCCTATTCACACCAATATTCACACCCATGCATAGCGGCTTTGATATACGCCCTTTTTACACGATAACGTGTAAAATTGGGGTGCGAACAGAGGTAGAGCGCCAGTGTCATTTAATGGCCCCGGATATGTCGATATTCGTTATCGATGCACTTTACGTCAACGTGTTAAAGTGGTTGAATATTGAGGATTAAGCCTTACGCCTCGTAATTGTTTTAAAGCTGCGCTATTATGCTTTTAGACAATTATGAGGCGTGAATATGTTTCCCCCGGCATTTCAGAAAAACTACACCCCCTCGATATACGATTTTTCTAATAATAGTGGGGGTGCTCATACTGAATCCTTCGGTGAATTTTTACAGATTCTCGGCGCAAATGATCTCGCAGCAAGTGAAGCAATAAGACTTTATTCACGTTGCCTGCCTTTAGCATCTGCTATTGACATGCGTGCGCGTGCGTTCTCGAATCTACGCATTAAATTATTCGATACGCGTAAAGAAGAGTTTTTACCTGCCGATGAACCACACCCTGTTTTAGAACGGCTTGCTAAACCTAATAGCGACCTTACGCGACGCGAATTTATGTACGCGTACTCAGCTTACTATGATATTACCGGCAACAGTTTTCTCACCATCAATGCGCTCAACGAAAATAAAGAGCCGTTAGAAATATTCGTGCAAAACCCTATCGAAATAACGATCGTGCCCAGTACAGCGCCTGGCACGGCAGGTTTTGCGGGGCAGTACGCTATTAATAATCCGTTTTCAGGGCAAGCTGTTTATGTGTTAGATGATATGTCGACTAATCGTTTTCGATATCTCACAAGAGAAGGTGAGAGTGAGTTATGGCATGTCCGTAATTTTAATCCCTTGCGCACCGGCAATCAGTTATTTGGCTCCAGCCCGGCGCAACCTATTTGGTTGGAGATACAGCAATACATCGAAGGTAACTCGACAAATTTTAATATGCTTAAGCAAGGTATCCGCCCGAGTGGTATTTTTACGAACCCGCGGGAAAAACCTTTAACGATCGAGCAGTGGGACCATTTAAAAGAGATGGTGGCTCTGTAC